GAAAGGATACGCTTCATGTCCATAAGTACGCCTCTATTATCAGAATACCGCTTATAGCAAATCCAATCAGTAAACCGTTCAAAAAGAATTTTTGAATGTTTCCACCAATCGATTTCTGCTGTGTCCACGAATGAACACTGTCTATGAGGCATACGCTTAAAATCAGGCGATGCAGGATGCTGGTGCAAGTAATTAAATCCTTGTTCAAAAGCTTCCTCTTGTGTCTCGTGATAAGACACTAATTTATCATTCCAGTAAAATCTAATCATTACACTAAAACTCTAATTGAATATTGTTCACGGCATCGTGAACAAACCTTAAGTCTGTAGCTATAGTTGTATGGTCGCCAAAGTCTTTATCATTATTTTGCAAAAAAACGATAAACTCATTTAATCGACAAAGATAACGTACTCCTATCTGGGAATTTTTTATTCTTGCCCAATATTCGCCATTATTGTCAGAAGATTGATTTTGCTCAAATTCCCAAAGATAATAGGGAATATTTTCTTTGATTGTAGATTGAAACTCTTGAAACGATAACATAATTTTCCTCTATTTATTTTCTGTTTTTTTTAGTTCCTCTAAAAAGCTTAAAAACTCTTGAAAAACAGCTTTTTTCCGTCCTTCCTGAATTTTATGAAAAACTTGTAACTCATCGTTAATACATTTTTTACTTTGTTTATCGATAGTTTCTATGCCTTGAGTTAAGGAATCCGAAAAAGTCTTACAGTCTTGCGTGTAAGTTTTTTGAATAAACCACTGCCCGCAATTGCAGTCTTTCTCGTCTATTATGTATTTTATCTGAAAAAATACCCATTCTACGCCATGATAATTAATATTTGCCGAGAAATCTGAGTAACTCTTCCAAAACTTACACTCTCTTTCACTTGGACTAAAAACGTTTAGAACTTGTTCTTGAAACTCTTGAAATGATAGCATAATTACTCCCGTTGATTCACTACTTTAGTTTAATAACTTGACCAGTCTCCAAACACATAGCTTCAAAATACAATAACTTGTCTCGTTGATTGTAATACTCAAAAATTTTGGTAACATCTTCTTCTGTATTTATATTGGAAAAATACTGTTGAGGTATTCCTTCTTTGTTGTATATAATGGCCCCGGTAGTAAAAGTTTGGTTTTTAGGATTGCCATCTTTATCTTCTTCTGCAAAGATTAATTGAAACATAATTACCTCTGTTGATTTGTGGTTAATAACTGATAACTGATAACTAAAATTACTCGGCTAATTGTCGCAGACTACCCGAAAACCATTATCGTAGTAGCGGTAGTCGCGACGGTCTTCGTAGCAGCGGTAAGCGGAACGGCAGTAAATCGGATAGTTGTACCAGGAACCACCCCGCAGACAACTATCTTTGCACCACTCCCAAACATTACCATTCATGTCATATAGTCCCCAACCATTGGGCTTTTTCTGTCCTACGGGATGAGTTGTGTTATTAGAATTTCCGTCATACCAAGCATAATCTCCTAACTGATTGACATCATCACCAAAATAATAGCGAGTGGTTGTCCCCGCACGACAAGCATATTCCCATTCCGCTTCTGTGGGTAGGCGATAGGTTTTCCCGGTTATTTGACTCAATTTCTGACAAAAGGCTTGAGCATCGTCCCAACTAACCTTTTCTACGGGATTTTGGGGATTATTTTTGAAGTAAGAAGGATTGGTTTCCATTACCGCTTCATATTGTGCCTGAGTAATGGGATATTTTCCAATCTTAAAACTGTTGACTTTAACTTGGTGTTGAGGATTTTCATCATCACTAGCATCGGGATCACTATCAGGAGATCCCATGAGAAACTCACCTGCTGGTAAGCTTACCATTTCTAATGCGATTTGATTGGGTAGTTTTTCGGTCATCGTGAACTCCTTACTCCTAAATGTTTTGTGTTCTAAACCCGCAAGTTTAGCTAACTCAACCAGATCATCTGTATCTGCATTAGCAAGACGCAGGTATAGTTCTTCAACTTCTCGAATAAAATCTGCATCACTCATTTTGTTAGTCCTAAATAGTTGATGATGATAATCAATAACTGATAACTAAACTATCACTTTATTAACTGTTAACAAACTGTTTATCTAGAAACTGTTTATCTAGATCGGCAAGCTGTTTATCTAGCTTTGCCCGCTTGTCGAGCAAATACTCATAGACTAATGAACATTCTTCGATATGTCCCGCTTTTCTTAAGTCAATTAGCTGGCACTGGACGCAAAATAGCTCATGGTATGCGATTCGCTCTTGGTCGGTCATCGTAGTAACCTCTTTGTGTGTTTTGGTATATACCCAATATAACAGGTATATGTTTTCGTGTCAAGGGGTTTTTGTTTTTTTCAACCGATAACGACGACATCTTTCGGCGTTAGTCATTGAATCAGGGTGGGAGGGTTTTCCTGCTGGATTACCAGTAAAGTGGTAATTGCAGTCTTTACAGCGATAACGCTGCTTTCCTGACACAGAGAACCCTTTTTTAGAGATTCTCTGTGATTGACATTTAGGACATTGCATTGTCATTTAATGATAAATGATAGATGAGAATACTGTAACAGTAGATCAATCCATTGATCTTTGGTGTAACTTAACGGCTTCTCGTTAATGGTTGAAGTAGTTAGTCCTATAGCACTTGCAAGTGCTACTAATTCAGTAGATTTTAGCTTTTTAAGACTTTTTTCTGCTTTAACATATAGTTGTTCGTGTTCGTGAGAACCAATAGTGACATTTTTGAATTTTTGAGCAAATTCCTTTAATGTGTTTAACCCGTTCATCTGTTTAACTCCTTTGCGTTTGTTTCCCTATATCCCCATTGCAGGGGATATGTTTGTATGTCAAGGGGTTTAGAAAATATTTTTCAAATAACCCCGTAGTCTGACAATGCAAATACTGACTTTATGTCTCCTTTTTTTGCTTTTGCTTTTGCTTCTTTGACAACTTTCAAATCAGCTAAGTTTCTTTCTCTCATTTTGTCATCCATTTTGCGATAAGCTTTTTCGGCTTCTTTGAAACTTTTAAAGACCGAAATGCTACCCCATACTTCGGTCTGATAGCAATCTTGGAATAAACCAGATTGTAAATCTTTTTTAATTTTAAAGATAATTCTCTCGAAAATGGTGTCGGTAACAGCCCCCTCAAAACCGACTACATAAAAAGATTTTCCGTTAACAGATAAATGTGCTATACAAGCGGCGCGTCCAGTATTGATACAGCCTAACGATTCCGCTCCTACCACATAACTTAGGTGGCGAGATAACTTGTGTTGTAAAGACTGTTCTTTGACAGTCTTAACTTGATTGACTGTGACATTGTATGTCTGTAGTTTTTCTATATATTTTTCTGACCAAGCCTTAGCCGCTTCATAGCTACGGCGGTAAGATACTTTACCATCAGGAAAATGGCAAAACCATTTATCTTTATCGACACCAATGCCTTTCTGAATTTCAACTTTTTCTGCTGTTGCAACGTAGTGACCGGGTGCTTGTCTGTTAAATTTCATCGTGAACTCCTTTGGTTTTTTGGTATATACCCAATATAACAGGTATATGTTTATATGTCAAGTGGTTTTTGAATGAATTTTAGATAATATAAACAAGCCCTCGAACTTGATCAGCTTCAACTCCTTGTTTTTTTAAAACTGAGATTATCTGCTCTGCCGTTGTCCCGTTTTTAGGACATACCACAATGTCATTTAGACCAAATTTTTTTAACTGACGGACTTCATAATGTCCGACAAAATGTGTTTGAAAGTTTACTCTTTCGGTAGTGGCTTTTTTTAAACCACCTTTCTTAAGTAGTTTACCGATTTGTTGAGGGGTGACAGATTGAGTCATAGCCATAATTTATTACCTCTGTGTTTTTTGATATATACCTATAATAACAGGTATATGTTTTTATGTCAAGGGGTTTAAGAAATATTTTTAAACCCCTAACATTGGCTATTTTGATTTAAAGATTGCAGATTTTATCTCTAACAATTCTTTTCTTTTTTGCAATTTTGCAATTGCAAGATCGATTTCTTTTAGTTCGCGTTCTATATCGTTTATGATATAGTTGCGTAACTCTTCATTTTCTAAAACTAACTCTTCATTTTTTAAAACTAACTCTTCATTTTCTAACAGCATCGTGAACTCCTTTGGTTTTTTGGTATATACCTATAATAACAGGGATATGTTTGTATGTCAAGGGGGTTAAGAAATATTTTTTTAACCCCGATGAGACTAGCTAAGATACATAGCAGACATAGCTTTAAGTGCTATGGTTTTTTGACAAGGTGTACCTTGCAACCCAAATTTTTTGTAAAGACTGCTTTTAATCCCAGATAACCGAGATTTTGTTACACATTGATCCTCAGCAATAGCCTCTTCCAAATGATAGGGGAGCTTCCAAAGGATTTTCCGTTCTTGATCGGTCAGTCCGCCTTGATAACAAGGAATATGATAGATTCCTTCAAATTCTTCTTTTGAAGGAATCTCTACATTTAGAGACTCTGCTTCTGTCAATACTTTTGAGGTTTTATCTTCAAACTTTTGAACTCTTTCTTTTTGCGCTTCTTTTTGCGCTTTAAAGTGTTCTAGATCAGATAGCTTAGCTTGAAAAATCTCAATTTGAGATTTTAAGTAGTCTATTTCAGACTGTAAGTCAGCAAGTTGAGAATCAATTTTGTCGATGGCAGCAGTAGCCATAATCGTGAACTCTTTTGTGTGTTTTGTTTACTTTTCTATTATGGATCATTCTCCCAATAAAGTCAAGTGATTGGGAGAATTATTTTTGAGCAGATGTACTACTTGTTAATCCCAAATAGTTGATGATGATAATTGACAACTGATAACTGATAACTGATTACTGTTTCACCAAATTACTAAAAAGATAGATGGGATTAATAGCCTGAGTGGACAAATAACACCGTTATTTTTAAACTCAATAACGTTACTACTCCTCATCCACTCAATATGATAGTAGTAGTAATGACCGTCTTTCTCAACAACTATTACTAGATAGTATCCAGCAATTATTTTTCTTAGCGAAGAAAAACTTTTAAGTTTTTTCTCAGAAAATAACTCTTGATATTTTGTTTCATCCATAATCTTGTTTCTCCGTGTTTTGTTTATATAACTACTATATCCAATTCTCCCAATAAAGTCAAGTATATGGGAGAATCTTTTTTGAACAAGTGTACTACTGATAACTGATAACTAGAAGCTAACTAATCTCTATGTCGTTAGCGTCAGCAAAGTCATAGATGTCTATGTACCAGTCTGACCATTCATCAGGGTCAGACAAATTGACTTTATCGACTATCCACTGTCCAGACTGTAAATACAAGCCTGCTTTCAGCTTATCAGGTATAGGATATATGGAATGCTTTGCTTTCTCGGCATCGGTAGGGGTGAGGATAAACTGAAGAATATTTCCGTTCCATTTACCTTTTTTGATGTTGTAAAAGCAGGACAATGCGTTAATTAAGCCATCACACTCTTGCTGGTAGTCAGCAAAGTTTTCTGGCAGTTTAAACTTAGATTTTTTAGCCGTCTTTTTTTCTGGTTTAGGTTTTGGTTTTGATGTTTGTTCACCAGAGTTTTCGGTTTTAATCTGTTGTTTGAGTTCCTGCTCTAGTTCGTGAACGCGAGCCGTTAAGTGGTTAATAATCTCAGACCCTTCTTTAAGCTCACGCCGTCTGAGATTGTGCATCTCTTCAAGAGATTGAGTCAATTCAAGATTTTCCCATTTTAAGTTTTGAACTAAATTAGTTAATTGCCGATTTTTTTCCCATAGTTCCTCATTTGAAATAGAGTCCTTGGTAATTACAGGTTCACCTAACAACCAATCAACGAGAGCAACCTGTCTTTTTTCAGAGACTGATAACTCGTTATCAGTCTTTAACTCATTTTCTGGAAGGGTGTATTTGCAATGATCTAAATAGTCCCACAAATTATCAAAGCCATCACAGTCATCCTGATCATAGTTTTCTAGTTTGTCCCAAAGCTTTTGGGTGTCATAGTAACCAACAAATAGCCCTTGCGTGTGGACCGTAACACAATCACCGTTATCAGTGACTGACAATTTTTCTCCGAAACACTCTTGGCTAATTTGATTGAGGGTGCTTTGGAGAAGCCTGATAACTGTATCTCTTTTGTGCCATTCGATAGACATGACTTAGTACCTTGTGTGTTTTGTTTGCCTAGATTTATCTTACAATATTCTCCCAATAATATCAAGTATGTGGGAGAATTATTTCTGAGCAGATGTACTACGTCTTTTTTTGTAGCGTTGGTGTTGATCCTGTTTTCGTTTAGGATCAAGTTCTCGATGTTCTAAACAATACCCAGAATTGTTTCTGGTATTAAGTGCCGTAAATTTACCCAAAACTAGGCAAGCAACGCAGTATTTGGTTTTAGGGATACTTATCTCTACAGAGAAATTAATCCCTTTTATTTCAGGCTGTTTATCACAGATTAAAGCTACTCTTGTTAGGGCTATGCCCGACAAAGAGTAGTCTTGTAGCTTAACAAGATTTAAGTTAGTGTCGATATTGTCAATTTTTTGAATAGAAGATTTTAAAATTTTAAAATCTTCTGATTTAAGGGACAAGACTAGAATCATGGCAAATACGCTGTCAATAGATTAAATTAAGCAGTTTAGTGACTTGCTTAGGTCACTGAATTTTAGATAATATAAACAAGCCTTCGGACTTGCTTGGTTCACCTTCTCTATTAAAAATAGATATGGTCTGTTTGGTGAATTTTGTGTTATCGATTACTTCTTAAGGCTTATTCACGCAAGCATCTCACAAAAGAGATTTAATTCTAATTGTTTGGTTCTGAGTTCAATTACTTGAGTTTTGGTTATATTAGTTTGAGACTTAGATTCATTAATTGCCTTTTCTGGTTTCCGATGAAACTCGTCTTTAAATGCTTGTTTTTTCTCCATCCATAGACAGTATTTTTCTGTTAACCCCCGTTCGTCCATTTCTTGTTGGTATTGATCAACCCAGTAAACTACCTGTAGAAGGAGATGGCGATCTCCCCATTGAATATCATCTTGTGTTCTAAAGTCTTTTTGCATTGATTGGGCAGCTAAAGAATATTTCCACCCGTCAATAATTTCTTTGTCTGTCAGTTCAGGAGATGGTACGTTGCAGCAGTGTTTTTTAAGGGTAGAAACACTAACAGGGATTTTAATAGTTATATTTTTTACCTTTATTTCTTTTTCTTCTACTGGTTTCTCTTGAATCAATGCGTTTAATGACTTTTGCTGTTCCCATGTTAGGGTAATTTCTTTTTGCTTTAGATTGAATTGTTCAATAGCTAATTCTACTTTTAGAATTTCTATAACAATTTTAGCCTTGGCACGATTGCCTTTAGTAATCTTAAGTTGAGCTTCTAATCGAGCTAATTTAGTTTGCAAAGTGTTCATGCCGTCCTCGTGTGTTTTGTTTGTCTATACTTATCTTACAATATTCTCCCAATAAAGTCAAGTATATGGGTCAATCTTTTTTCTGAACGTTTGTACTAAGTATATCTACTTGTTATCATTGTAGATAGATTGTAGATAAAGTGATCTACAATCGAAACCTTTACTCCGCAAAGGTTTTAGGCTTTGTAGATATTGTCGATGTTTTATAGGGAAAAAGAAAAGATAAGAAAATATACCAGACTGGACAATAAAAAGACTGCGAGAGATAACTAAGTTCAGCAGTAGAAAGAAAAAACCAAAGTCAGCAATAAATCTGTTAGTTTGTAGATAGATTGTAGATAAGGTTATTTACAATCGAAAGCCTTATAGGGTATAGATTTCAAGGTTTGTTTATCTTGTCGACACTCTATACAGAGAGAGAAAAGATAGGGAGAAATAAACGAACTGGACAATAAGAGAAGGATAAAAAATCCTGACACAGGGAAATAGAGTAACAATATAAACAAAGTCTAGAACCTATATATATCAATGCTTTTTGTTGTTGATCACCTTATCTACAATCTATTTACAAACTAACAAACTATAGCCCCCCTATGGGTCCATAGGGGGTTTATCTTGAATGTCGGGGTGAAGACCCTCGCTTTTAGCGATGGGAGTGTCAAATGGGTTTAGGTATTTTTACCGTTTTTTGTCGTTTCTCATAAGCATTCGACCGCCTCGCCATCCCCGTGCTTTTTCTCGTTCGGTTTCGAGTAGGTTAAATTTAGCTATATCGCGCTCTTTTTCGGCGTGTAATTCTTCGATCACTAGCCGCTTATAGTCAAGCATCGAGTTTTTGCTGCTAAAGTCAGCGATCATAGTCTTTTGAGTTTTGATCAACTCCTCTAGTATTTGCTTCTCTTCGCTTAGTTTGACGATTTGGCTCTCAAGTTGCCTTACCTCTGTAATTGCCTCGCTCTTGACGC